AGTTTCCACAACTGTTCTTCTGCCAGTTCCAGGTTATCTGCTTTCTCGCTGAGTTTGGCATTGAGCAATTGGAATTCTGTTTCCATAGCAATGCCACTTAGAGTGGCAACTTCTGTGGCTCGCACACTTCCTGTGTTGGCCATACGGTCAATCATCTTCACACGATTGTTGATTGATTCGTAGATCATATTGATAGGAGTTGCGTCTGCGTTGAGCATATAAGGCTTGAGACCTGGGTCAAGGTTCTCAGCCATTTGAATCATAGCACCAGCACCTGAGCCTACTTGTGTGTCAGGTGTGACAACCAAAGAAGGGTGTCCTTCTAAACGCACACTTTGTTCCACCTCAGAGAGTTCATTGTAGATAGCACGTTGTTGGTCAGCAATGTCAGAGATATCGCTAATGCCTAAACCACGCACTTGACTGCGTTCGTTATACACAAGCACAGCAGGAATCTTGCCCAGTTCATTGAACTCTTCACTTACAAGGTTTGCTTCACGCTTGCGATCATCTGCTTTGTATGTGCGAATAACATCATTGGTCCATTCGCGGATTGTTGTGACTGAATCATTGATGTCTTCAATGTATTTGAAATATGAAAGTTGGTAGCGACCGTTGGGCAAGCGTTCCCATTCCCAGTCTGTGACAACTAATGGTGTCAGCAGGTTCACATAAGGTCTAACACCTTGTGCCAATTGGTCTGCCAGGGTTTCTGCTTGTATTGAAGGCTTGGTCATTAGCACCCAGCAATGTCCAAACACTGAAGCCCAAATAGAAGTTTCTTTCATAAACGCATTTAGACTGCGTCCATCTAAATCAGCATCAGCAAGGAAGTCTTCCAGGGCAGGATCCATCTCCAGCAATCCAAACTCACGCTCAGGTTCTGAACGGAACAAGAATGAAATATAAACTGAGATCACTGAGCGGCAATGATTGTCCAATGGTGTAGAGTTCAAGCGGGCTTGGTATTCACCATCAGTTTCTAATGTGTATTTTACAAGGTGTCCGCCTTGACGGTATTCATCACCACCAAGATAACTGTCTAACAAAAACTGCCAGCGGTCCTTGTGTCGTTGAAATTCTTGATTTGTTGTGCCTATATAAGCATAAGCGTCTGTTAGCGTTTGATTGGCCATTATTGTATCCTATGTGTCCAGCGTTGTTGCGGCTGGGGTTTTACATCTCGCTTGACAGGCCAAATGTAAGAGACCATATAGCGTAAAGCGTCGCTCATATGGTCATATCCTGAATCCTTGTCTGGGACTGAAGTGCCTTCTTTGTAAGCGTGACGCTCCAGACTCTCAATAGTGTATTTACACTTTGGATCTACCAACAAGTGTCTAATGCCTGTGGCATCACATAAACGAGCATTTACTGCGTTTATTCCATCACGCACAGCATCGTGGCTCAAGGGTGCTTTCACTGTGAAGCCTGCGTTTTGTAAGATTGATAAGTCAGTTGAACCACCTGCTGAAGTCTTGCGTTGGCGACTTGCGGGGTCTGGATACACCCATATCTTGCTACGGGGATATCTGTTGCGGATTTCACTAACCATCTCTTGGGTGTTTGAACTAAACATCTGTATTTCATCAATGATGTGTAGTGTTTCTCCCAGTCGCACACCAATCGTGGCTGACATTGGGTCAATGTTGAAGTCCATCCCAATGTAAATTGTGTCAGGTTTGTCCACCTTGAAAGGCACAACATTGCCGCGATCAAAAGCGTAATAAATGCGACCTGCGAATGTTTCAAAAGTTGCTTCATATTCTTGACGGAACGTGCGTTCATCCATTTCACTTTTGGCTGCCAGGACTTCTTCAGGTGCAACACGCCCACCATCCAAGGTGGTGTATTGATAACTCGCCCAATCATCAGGATGTTCAAGACTCATATCAAATATGTCCTTGCTCCAGTTGCCTGTGCCCTTGGGTGTGCCTATGAAGAGTGCGTGTCCTTTTTTGTCAGAAAGCGTTGGTCTAACAGCAGTCCAAACATCTGGGTCCATATCAGCAAATTCGTCAAACACAGCGAAATCCACAGAAAAACCACGCATACGGTCATAACTGTCAGCACTACGAATGCCAATCTCAGATCCATTGCGTAAATGTAGTGTGAGTTCTGATTCATTTACTTTGGCAATCCAGTTTAGATCTTGCAGGCGACCTTTGAGTTGGTCCCATACAATGCCTTTACCTTGCCCACGTGTTGGAGCAATAAACCAGCATCTACGATCAGGGAAGCGAGCAAACTTGGCCAACTCACGCATGGCAAGCCAAGTCTTTCCAAAGCGGCGTCCGCATATGGCCACACGGAATCTGTGTTCGTCTTGTGCTATGGTTTTTTGTGCTTGTGATAACGCCATTACTCTTCATCTTCCCAGGGAAGAATCTTGGCTTCTTGGCTTGCCATTGGGCTATCACTTTGTCCCAGCAGGTTTTTGCCCAGGAAGATCAGCATAGTGGGATTGCCACTCATGGCCACTTCCAGTTGTTTTCTGCGAAGACTGTGCTTTAGCGTCTCGCGACCTTTTAGCAGTTCTACGCTGAAATTGTAGCGTAAGGTATTGCCATCAATGCCAAACCACTCTGCGATTTCAATGTCTTTACAGCCTATTGCGGCCAGTTTGAAAACATCAGCAGAAGGAACTACTTTTTGGTCTCTGCCAACAACTTTGCCCTCAACTTCAACGGTGCCCTTTTTACGGCCACGTTTGCGGTTGTGAACATACTCTTGACAGTCTGTTAGTAATGTTTGACGTGGGGAGTCTGCTAATGGTGCGTCAGCAATGGTGCTGTCGTCTTTTTGATCTTTGGGCTGATCAGTGCCTGCCTCATTCATAGGTAGAGTTTCCTTTTACCACCCCAAGGGTGTAGGATTATTTACCTATTTTTGAGATCCGTTAGCGTTTTGGTAGGTCAGTGCTGACAAGATGCCGCACCATCATATATTGATCCCAAGCATCTTCTACAGAGGGATGACGGATAGCACGTTCGTGTGCTTCAATCAGTTCCACAATGCGTGACCAATCACGTTGCGGGATCTCCACCCGCACACAGGGAATGTCTATGGTGTGCTGTTGTGCCAACAAAGCGTCTGTGGGATTGATCTGTGTGCTCACAGCAATGGGCACATATTCACGCATCATCTGCGGGCTTTGCTTCACATACGCATTATCTAATAGTGCCAACTCGTCTTCCTTGCGTGTTGTATATGGTCAGAGTTTGTGGGCTTTGATAGCGTTGTGCTGTGCCTGAACCACCGTATTCTTGTGTGGCAGAAGGATCACGGTATTCTGTGTGCCCATTGTGCGTGATGCATTTGACTGCTCTGTAGCAGGGATCCAAATGCGGATTAGGTGCTGTGGTCCCGCAAGCGGTTAGGAACAACACGGATGCGATCACGCTCACGCTTTTTATACTGATCATACTGTATTTCCTTTTCCAATGCTGATTGAATAATCTCATAGCCCGTTTCTTCGCCCCAGGTATTTAGGACTGTGCGTAAGTTGGCCTGTAGTTTTACTCTGTCAAATAACTTGTTCTTCACCATCTTCTGCTTCCTGAACTTTGTCCATCTCATCAAAAAACTCATCCACTG